CCTTCATCGTATGGGGAGGAGCATAGACTTTAGCGTCTCCTACTTCTTTACCCATTACTTTTTTAGAGAACTTAGCCATTATCGACCTCTTCCTGCGCTTTTACGCATCATTTGGTTTTGAACTTTTGCTAAACCACGTCCAATTTTCTTCATGACCATCTGGTCTTTACCGCCCATCTTCGGCTTTGCTTTCATGCCCAAGACTGTAGGACCGCTATCACCTAAGTTTTTACCTTCGGTCTTGCCTTTTTTAGCAATCCCATCTGCGCTTTTCTTAAACATTTTTAACTCCTTATGTTGTTGTTACTGTTACGCTACCTACCTGACCTTCTGGGGCTAAGTTGTTGGGGGTTAATCCATCATCTCTAGACCCACCAACAGGGTTCCACCCCCATTGGAATATTCTACTACCACCTTCTGGAAAACCAACACCTTCTAAGGTATTGTCGTTTGTTCCATTAATCTGTAAACCGCTACTTCCAGATACCGTATAACTTATATCAGGACGTGGTTCCCGTACAGCCTGTGGGTCATCTACTGGATATAAACCTAACGACAACTGCGGTTGATCTGGATCCCAACAGCTAGGACACACCTTAATGTTCTTTATCTGTTGCTTTACAACTAACTTCCGTAGCTCCTTTAGCTTATACCTCTGACCGCATCGGTCACATTCGGCAATCGCAAATTTGCCACTACTAAATTTATTAGGCATAGAAGGTCGTCCTAGGAACGAACCTAGAAGCGGCTTTTTCTCTGTCCTCCGTAGAAGCCATGAGCCACTGCTCCTCGTATTCTTGCTTTAAAAATTGCACTCGTGCCTGTCCATCTGGTAGCTTTTGAGCCATATAGAAAGCCAATCCTGCCACCATACAAGGTAATAGGCGAAAGGGAATATCAGGCTCTACCGCTCCATTAGATCCAGCATCTTGAATCCTACGCAACCTCCAATACACAAAGGTATAAGGACCACCACCAGCATCGGGCGTGGGCCAAACGTTAATAGAAGGAAGGTTCTGTATCGTAAGAGCCGCACCTGTTGTATGGGCAGCCGCTGTAGTACCGTTTTGACCACGGTAGCAGTTTGTTAATACATTCCCTACTACGTTGGCATAGCTGATTGTCTCATTGTCAATCTTGACAAACCCACCGATTGGAAGGGCGCTGGCGTCACTAACGGTAATAGATGTGGTCACAGCATCAATCGTGCCGTTTAAGGTCACAGCGGTCGAATTAGACTGTCCTGTCTGGCGGTTAAACCAAACTTGAATAGGACGCCCAGTAGTTAGCTTATTAGGAATCGTAGAGTAGGTAGACTCTGAAATACGGCTAATATTGATGTCAATCTGATTGCTGGTAACACCGTTATTCTGACGGACTACATGGTCTAGAAGATCAATTGTGTTGACTGGAATAGGATAGATACCTTGCCCAGTAACCATTGCAATTTGACCCTGCTCGATTGTCCAGAGGTTAATACCACGGTTAGCCCATTCAACCGTCAATAGGTTCAGGGATCTGCGGGCAGTTCGCATATCGTAACCAGTACGCAATTCCGTACCACAACGCTCAAAAGCCTCTTCAATGAGGTTATTAAGGTCTAGATTAAACGCAGAAGTTCCTGAAGTACTCATATTTTCCTATATGGTTTTACTTTTGCTTTTACCTTTTTGGGCTGCGGCACGAACTGTTTTCCCTGTGCTTTTCCTTGCCGTTTTGCCCGTGTTGTTGCTGCGTACTCCTGTGGACTTAGGGCTTCGATTGCTTTTTTTGGCAGGTATCTCTCGCCTGTTTCGGACGACTTCTTCCCTGACTTGGTTGTCCATTTCTGGTCTCCCCAAGCCTTTAAAGAACGCTGAGATTTTGCTAAACCACTCATTTATAGCCACCGCCAGCTGCCTTATATTTTTTAGCTACCAACTGCGCTTTTCTAGCTGACCACTGACCTGCGCCAGTACCATGTGTTGCAGCTGCTTTTACCTGAGAAACAATCCGTTTACGTAAACTGGGTTTAGTGTAATTACCCGCAGCATTGACATTACCGCCTTCTTTAAATTGGGTAAAGTCGGTATCATCCCTACGAGCCTTTTTCTTAGCACTAGGCATCTTAGAGGGGTTAATGGCACCCATCCCACGACTTGGTCTCATGCTCTTGTCTTTCCTCTAATTGCTATACCGTCTGCTCGTTTTGAGGCACTAGATACTTTGCCACCAGACTTATAGTTTCGTTTTTTAAGTTTATTACCCATCATACCTTTTTCAAGATCACTAGCAGCACTTGCCATATTTAGCATCTGTTTCATATCGTTAATAGCTGCTTGGCGAATTAAAGGGCTTTTTGGCTGACGGTTATCTGCAAACTCTTTGTTCTCAGCAGCTTTAGCTTTCTGGTCTTTTTCTGGCGGATTATGTATAGCGTGTACCTCCTTGTATCCTGGGTCTGCAGGCTTTTTTCTCTGCAATTGCTCAGGAGTAGACCCAAACCCCAAATCTATTTGGGCTGAAGGACTAATAGGATTTACACGTTTATCCATTACGCTCTAGTCTTCCCACGAATAGCGATGCCGTCAGCACGTTTAGATGCTGAAGAAATAGCACCACCTTTAGCTTTTTTGACTGGTTCTGGTGGTTTTGCTTCTTTTGCTTTATTTCTACGCTCTTTAGATTCCTCACGAGTTTCACCACCTAACTCCTCATTAATAACTTCAACGGGATTGGCTAGATTTTTAGTATCTAAATAATCGCTGGCTTTATCGCTTAAACCTTTGAGCATTTGTTTCATGTTAGCAAGCTCCACCTTTAGTCATCTTAACCATTTTGCCTTTGGTTTTGCCTTTGATTTCAATGCCACCACCTTTAGCCATGCCGTGCATACGCTTCTCATGCCCTTTTACAGCTTTGGTAGCTACCTTCTTCATCATTGGCTTGTCTTTGGTAACATCTGAATGAACCTTACCACCGTGTTTCATTTTGCCAACACCATCCGCAGCAAACGCTGGGACTTTTTTGCCATCCTTCTCAACCATTGGCATGCCGCCACCAGCCATCTTCATGGGTTTCTTTTTAGCCATAATAGCCATCATTCCTGGGTTCATCTTTTTCATGGTTCCACCTTGTTTAAACGTTTTGCCTTTATCGGCAGTTAAAAATTCCTTCCCTATAGAAGAAGGCACTCCTGCTTTTTTGGCAAACTTTGGGTTATTAGCCACAGCCGCCATGAAATTGTGTTGTTTTTTTGATACGCTTGGCATTATTTACCTTTTAATAAGTTGGTCAATTTTGTCTTCAAGTTTGTTAAACCTTGCATCCATGTGTTCAACAATTCGTTCCACTTCTGCTTTAGTGACGTTATCACGGGCAACCTCTTCTCTTGTTTTGTTTAATAAAATATCAATTCGTTTTAGTTCGTTGAACTTTTCATGCATTATGTATCCAATCAACGCCACAAATATGGTTAACCCACCAGTCCAAAGTTCCAACACATTCATACCATTTTCCCTTTGGTCTTACCACGAATCTCGCATCCTCCACCACGAACAGACCCGCCTTCTTTGCAGTTCCAAGCCCGTAGAGACTTGTTAATGCGGCTATCTGGGTCGTTAGCGGTTTTAGCAGATGTGAGCTTTTTCTTCATACCTGACATCCTTGCACAGAACGATTTCTTGCGTGAACCGCCTTCTGGCTGGGGACGTTTTAAACCAGGTTTGCCAGGATTAGCTGCATTGTAGGAAGCACGACCTTTAGCGTTTAAACCGCCTTCAGGGTTCTTACCTTCTTTGCGCTGCCACGCAGGAGTCTTAGCCATATATCACCGTTGCTGTTACGCTTGCGCCAAGCCCAACAAAAATACCGTTAGGGCAGTAAATACCTTCGCCTGGAATCTTAACAGGTAAGCCTACTGTATTAAATGTATCAAGTTCAACATAAATATTTGTGTACATTGTTACTGTACCAGTAGCAGATCCAGATGTAACGGAAGTTACTGTAAATGTATTAGCTGTTACGTTAGATACTTCGTATACCCCATCACGCATGGTAGTTCCAGCCGCAACATCTAAAAATACTCGTTGCCCATCTACCAAACCATTGCCGTTAATTGTCACCGTAACCGTTGTTCCAGTCCTGCTCCAAGTCCCTGACTTTGAAACTGCTGGGTCTGCAACCGCCATGTTTCTTGCCGATACCGTACCGCTAGTAACTGTTACATTTTTTAGACGAACAGACTCTGTGGTGGCAGTACCAGATGCGGAAGCATGATACGATTTAACGTCATATTGCTGCATAGTGTCATCCGTAAAACAGCGTAGTTGTTACCGAAGCTGGTAAACCAACATAAATACCATCTGTCGCTAAAATACCTTCACCTGGAATCAGTGTATAAAAAGCCGTAGCAGAAGAACAGTCAAGCTCAACCAAAATACTTGCGTACATCGTTACATTTCCGTTAGTTGTTGCTGA